AAGAGCGAGTTACGTTCCGTCCCATCTATTCAACCTAAACCGCTTGCAAATGGAAAAACGCCATGATTGACAAATATATCCGTCTCTGAATTCCATCCTCTGTTTACGGATGATTCAGAATGGGATGATTGAAATTCAACCCCCTGCTTTGCCAGAAAGTAAAGAGCCAAATCGAAGATGCAATCATAGCAGCTTTCCATATCGCTGTTTATTTTTTCCTCTGTATAACTTGACGGATAATTTCTTTTCTTCTTGAATGAACGAATTGCACGCTTCACAGAAAAGAGAATTATCTCGGGCGAATCTGCTTCATCAGCTAAATAAACCGTCAGATCATTTACAAGTTCTTCGTTCATTCATAATCACCTACCCTTGCTGAGACAGGATTTCCGTGATAATACCAGCCTTGTTTGTTGCGGACAGGGCATAGCCGTTGCCACTCGCAAGCTGTCTCAACTGAACCACTGTCATGTTGGACAACTCGCTTTCTGTATACTTGTGTGTTGATGTATCATCTGCACTCGCTACAGATGGTGACTGGCTGTCTTTTTCAAGACTATGCCCGCTTATTCCCCCGCTTTGGTACCGATCACGATACCTCCGTTGGCTTTTGGTGCAACATACCGGATGCTTTTGTCCATACTGCAACCGGATCCTGTGTAGCCCACATGGACAGTGTTACGAAAGAACGGTTTTCTTCCTGAACGAACTGTCTGTATTCAAGTTCCTCAGGTGTAACGCCCCAGAGTCCTGTACCGAAAGAACCATTTGCTTCGGATTCATACAGGGTAAATACATCTTCTTTGAAGTATCTTCCGGTTTTCAGTGTTCCATCTGCTTTTCTGTATCTGAATTTCTCATCACAGCGATCAATGGTAAATCCATATTCCTGCATGATGAGGTTTACAAGTTCCTGTTTTGTCAGGAGTCGTTTATTTGCCGCTCCCAGAACCGCTGTTTGCATAGCAGTATTGTTTCTCATGTAGTTAATCATCTTGAGGGATGTGAGTGCCTTATTTACAACAAAACCGTTGTCCTCTGCAACTGCTACCATCTTCTGAATATCACCCATGATGTCCGCATCTGGACTAGACCAGTCTGTAAGAGTGACTTTTGCACCAGTCGGTACGCCGTAATCAATATTCAGATCTACATTGTTCTCTTTGACTTTTACGGCACCTGTAGAAAGGAACTGGCCTTTCATAACCTTTGCTCTGGCAATAACGCCCTCGAACAGGTTGGCTGCATCATCGAATACAAATCTCTTCAGACGTTCATCGTCCGGCACACCGTTTTCAATTGCCTGTTGTAATCTCTCAGACTGATTGATTTTTCTCTTGATGAAGAGTTTTTCAGTCAGCACTTTTTCGAATCCCGGTCTGGAGCCGATCTCTGCCTCGGTATCAAGTGCATGAACAAATGCTACCTCTGGCAGTCGCTGTCCGGCCATAAGTCTGTAGTATTCAGCTTTCAGGTACTGGGTTTTGACATCCGGGAAAATGGTATCAAGAATGCCCGGTCTTTTTACGCTGAAATCCTGAGAGAAGTTAAATCTTTCTTCCTGTGTAATTGATTCTAATACATTAAATGGCATCTGTTATACCTCCTTAAAATTCTGGATCTGTAGTGGTTACGAATACGATTCCCGCTTTTTCGAGTTCTGTTTTTGCAGTAGTATCGACAGTTACTGGAAGTCTCTTTTCAAGAACACGTCCTGCAACAATTACGGAAATTGGTCTCTTTGCATCGTCTGTCATGTCAACATCTTCAAATACGATTCCTTTTGCACCGGTTGCATTTGTTGGATATACGGAACCTGCTTTGATGATTTTCTTAGTTCCAACGGTTTCGGCATTTGTCTGATCTGCTGTGTAAGTTTTAAGTACCAGTCCAACCTCAGATTCGAGAATGTTTGGGGTGGATTCGTACTGCTCTGTTTTCATAAAAGCCATAATCTAAATCTCCTTTACTTGAATTAAATATTTACCGGTGTGTTATCGTCCGCCGGTTTGATTTCTGGGTTCATTCTTGCTGAGTACGCTTTTGCATATTCGGATGCTTCACTCTTCTTTTCTGTTTTGCCGTCACCAGTTCCGCCGCCCGGATTTGGTGTTCTTTCGAGGGCTTCTTTCTCCCATGTGGCTTTTGCAGTATCAAGAGCGGTTTTATTTTCTGCGGAAATTCCATCGACAAATGCCTGTGCTTCTTTGAGAGCATCATCTGCTTTCATGTTGGAAAACGCTTTGATTGCCCCTGTGTAGGCATCTCCTTTCATTCCTGCGGTAGCAAAAATAGAAGTAATCTTTCCTACGAGTGCCTCTCTTTGCGAAGTTGCAAGTGCAGATTCGAGATCAGAGATTCTTTTCTCGTTTGCTGCCTTTTCTTTCTGGCGTTCCAGTTCTGCTTTCTCGGCTTCGCTCATGTTCTGTTTTTTCAGTTCTTCCAGTTCTTCTTCCAGTGCTTTTGCTTTCTCCGCATCCTCTTTCATCTTCTGGGCTTTTGCTTTTTCTCTAGCCACATCAGAATTGGACTGATTCAGAAAAGAAGTAATCTGCTCGTCGGTTGCTTCTGGAAAAATTTTTTTAACATCTTCTCTTGTCATTGAAATCTCCTATCACCAATACGCTTTTTAACGCTGTTCGCTCAGCACAAGGTGTCTCCCATGTTCACGCTTTCGGGTTGCATTTATTTTTGTGTAATAAAAAAGAGACGATTTCTCGTCTCCTAATTAACTGTATTCAATTGAACAGCGACAGTTCACAATTTCCTTCG